TTCAAGTTGCGCTTGCTGGTCATGGCAATGCGTTGCACTTGGGGGCTTGGCTCCACGCCAAACTCTGGCGCAATTTCCATTGCCAAGTTATACGTGAACGCACGTAAATAACCTGGCGGGTAAAATAGGTCAGTGGTTAAAGTGGCAGGCTCATCAAGTTTCTGCACTGAGATGATGTGCCATTCCAGTTCCCGAGTGGGACGTGGATAGATGGTCATCGTGATGTTGGGAAAGCCCATGTTCACGAAGCAAACCTGCGGGTACGTAGAGGTTACGGTTTTAACCGCAATACCGTTGTACTGCTGCTGGTTGATGAATTTGATGCCAAAAGACACGTTGGTGCCCGGATCGCGGTAGTACGTGGCATCGTCTACCAGCACGGGGCGCAAGCCCACAAAATTGCCAGATGGCCCCAACGTGCGAATGTACTCGCCAGCAGGCCACATAAAAACTTGATCTTGAGTGCAGAAAACCGACAAGCGTTCGGTATTCCAACTGTCGATCATTTGATTTAACGCCATCAGCGCGTCTTGCGACATGGCGGCAGACGGCGTTTCACCTTCGGCAAGAATACCAAGCAACCGAAGCGCTCGGTTAATTTGATCGCCAGCGGTGTACGTTGCCATGTTCAGACTCCTTCGGTTTCAGCTTTGCGCGTGTATTTGCGCTTCACAACGAGTGTGTTGGCCGCTTCTTCGGGAGCCGAAAACGTGTCTGGATTGTATCGCACCCAGCCATTTTTTTCATCTGCTTCGGCTTCAGCTTCCATGTTGGCAACTTTTGCCCCATGAATTTCATGCGTCATGTAAATTACAGGCATTTCTATCCTTCAAAAATGGGGGTGATTAGCCCCCATTTGACTTTACAGAACGTGGAGCACAGCAAAGTTGATTACAAAAGCCTCAGACAGCGAACCGCCCGAAAGGTTGCGAATTGTGATTACGCAACTTCCAGTGGTTTTGCTAGAAATCCAGCAGTTGTATGCACCAGCAGTAGCACCAGACGAAACGCTCAAAATAATAACGTCTTTTGCGCTGATTGTGCTGTTGGTCAAAGTGAACGACACGTTTGTGATGTTAGCCAACGCCGCATTGTTCAAAGTGATCTGACCGGCAGATTTGTTCAGAGTTACCCCTGTAGACTTGTCTGTCAATTGAGTCACTGTGCCGCTTGCTTCTGCGGTGTAGCCCAACTCGCCACCAGCCAGTACAAAGTTAGACCCAATAATGTCTTGATCTTCAAAAGCAACGCCAATTGGTTTGGTGTTAGAGGTCATGATGTTTCCTTTAAAAACGGGGACCGAAGTCCCCATTTAGGTTTAGGAGATGCGGTATGCAGTCCAAGTACCATCGCCGGTTTTACGGGCGCGGAAGTGAGCAGAAGTGCTCAAGGCAACAGCGGCAGCACCGACAATTGTCCAACCAGTGCCAGTAGCCAGCGTAACAGCGTCTGCACCGTCAGTATTGACGATGAAGAAGTCAAATGCTGCGTTCACTTTAGCGGCGCTAGAGATGTCAGCCTCAACGAGTGCCACGGTGGGCAAAGTCAAGTTACCGGCAGTGCCGTTAAACACAAACAGACCGTTTGCCAGTTCAGCAGCCGTCATTGTCGCAGCAGCAGCCACGGCAGTGGGGGCGCCTTGAACGAACAGTTGAGCTTCGCCGACGTTACCGTCACCAACTTGATAACCACCTGCGCCATTAGGGAGAGCCATGATAATTTCCTTTCAAAGATGTTACGAAATAAAGCCCCCGTAGGGGCTTTAGATTAGCCCCAAATGCGGCAAGCCATTTGTGGACGGATCGTGCTGAAGCCGTACAAAACGTCAATACGGCAAGGCAGACGGTCGTTGTTGATGTCGTACTGACGAACAACGCGCAGGCTGATACCGTTGTGAACGGCACGAGCAGCCATGTCAACACCTTGTGGCAACAGCAAGTCAGCAGTTGCAAAGGTGATGGCATCCTTGTGGTACACCAAGTTCTGAGCGTACTGGCTGGAAGCAGCACCCACAAACACAACAGCTTTGCCGTTCTGTGGCAGAACGTCCACAGTAGCCAAAGCGTGAGCAGCGGAGTAGATCGGCGACACAGTGATGTTGCCAGCGCCAGCACCCGACAGGGTAACGTCAGCCAAAGCAACGAACTGGAACAACGAACCAGTGGACTCACGAGTCTGTGGGTTCACAGCAAAGCAATCAGCCACGGTGAACACATCGCCAGCCTTAACGGTAGTCGAAGTGCCAGCGCCGGTGATAGCGATGGTAGTAGCGCCTTCAGAAGTCACAGCAGCCGACAAGCTACCGCCGGTGGCTGTACGCGAGCCGGTGGTGAATTGTTTGATCGACTGAGACATGTTGACTTCTTCAAAACCCAACACGCCAGTGCCCATCATGCCGTTCTTGAACTGCTTGCTGATGGTGTCGGTGGGGTTGAACAAACCTTTCATGCCTTCAACCAGACCAGCGTTAGCTGCTGGGTTGACGGTGGCGTAACGTGGAGACATCACGGCAGCGTTCTCGTTCAGCTTCTGCTGGGCTTGGAGCAAGACCAAAGAAGTTGCAGGAGTAGTGCCAGGTGTACCAACGGTGTTGCCAATGGTTCTGAAGCAGTTAGCGACATCAGCGTCAATGCTGGATGCCAACTGGCTGATACGAGGCTTCAACACACGCTCTGCGAAGTCATCCAATTGCATGGTCAGTTCGGCAGAAGTGAAGTTCACGCCGATATGCTTTTGGTTAGCCACAGACAAAGTGGTGAACTGTTCGTTGTCGTCCTGAACTTGCAGGGCGGCACCGTCAGTTACCAATGCGCGGTCGGGCAAACGAATACGCAGTGTAGAACCGATCTTTGCACCTTCAACAGCGAAGCTGTCGTCGTACTGGCGGTTCACGTTGCGGGTCAACACGAGGTTGTTTTCCAAGATCTCCAGCGCCTTGCGGGTGATCATGTCAATGGTCAGAATGCTGTTTGACATTTCAAAAGTCCTTTAAAAAAATTAGCGGTTCTGCGCTTCCCACTTTTTCACTTGGCGTCTGCGTTCGGCTTCAATCCATTGCGAATCCGTCATGGTCTTGGTAGACCGTGGGTCCGTAGTGTCATAGGCCGCTGCTCCAGAGGAGCGTGCAGTCACCGGCGAAATAGGTGCTGGTGCAGAGGTGGTTCTTTTCACCGGAGGATCGTTAGCCAACTTGGCCTCAATCTTTCCGATTTCCTTCGCCTGTGCGAGTGGCGTCATGCGTGAGATACGTTCCGCATCTTTGGGGTTGGAGCCGAGGTAGTAAGCTAACTCAGGACCAATGTCCGAAGACTGAATCGTTTCGGCCATCACGTTGGTGATTGGTAGTTTAGGGTTGTAAGCAACCTGATCGAAATCATCGTACTTATCCCGCGCTACTTCTTCACGTTCCTGATAGCCTTCAAGAACCTGCGACTGCTGCTTGGCTGCTTCACGCTTGGCAATCAGTTCTTCGGCTTTCTGATAGGCCAGTGCTTCCGCATAGGCTTCAGGAGACTCAAACTGGTCAGCGGATGCTGTCGAAGGAGCTTTTACGATCTGCGTTTCGGCAGCTCGTTGTTGCTGTTCTCGTTCCCACTTACGTTGCTCTCTTGCAAGGCGCTTGCCGATCATCGCGTCGATTTCAGCCTGCGAGTACTTCTTTTCCTCTTGGGTGCTACCGTCTTGATTCTCAGCTACTACCGGCGCATTTTGTGCATTGTCCGTGGTGGCCGTCACCTCGGGTGCTTGCGCGGAGTCAACTTCCGCTAAGGCTTGGACTTCATCAGTCATTTACGAATCCTTGGATTCCTCGGTCTACTGGGCCGATACAGTGGTTTATCTTACAGCAGATTACTCTGGCTGTGCAATCTTGGCTTGTGCAGCCTTGTATGCGGCCACAACGTCAGCAGTGTGCATGGATGCGGCAATTGCTTGCACTTTGGCATCTTCACCACTTACGTCAGCGCCAGGCACGACAACGTGGCGGTGAAACTTGCTGCTAATTTCAATGCCATCTTCCATGATAGAAGTCTTAGTGCGAACTTGAATACAGCCGTTTTCAACTACTTCAATCAGATCAACAGAGGTGAATTTTTCGAGAGACATATTATTTCCTTGTTTCCAGCCACGGCATCCACCGTGGCATTAAGTCTGGTGGGCCGCGCCAGTACGGTTAATAGTTCAGCAACGCTTTTCCAGCAAAGAATTGCCCAGTGTTGTTGGTGATAGTGATCGTAGTTCCATTTGTCGCTACCACCACATTGGCGATTGCCTGCAATGTGGTCACGGTACTTGTGCCGGTGACAATGTATTGACCTGTGACAGTGCCGACCGTGGTAACGGCTCCACCCACCACCAGAGAAGCAACGGAACTAGCCAGCGTATTGTTAAGCGTCAGTACAACACTGGCACTTGCCGCTAACTCAAAATTAACCCCCATTGCGCTCACGATGGAAACATCAGGATCGGCAATATTTCCAGTGATTGGAAACGCAACAGATCCATTGAACGATTGGGGTTTTATGTCAACAATTTGCGTGTTGGAAACAATGTCAATGCCCGTGCTGCCCGGCTCCATGCGGTACAGGTTTGTGTCAATTGTGATACGACGAGTGCGGTTAAGAGCCATCGCTGTGGCTGCGCCCGTGGAGCCAAAGATGTTGCCGCCAATAAAAATACCGTCTGCCCAAGTAAAGCCGTTGTTGTTGAACAGAATTCCAAATTTGGCTGCGGTAACAGTAAATTGGTTGTTTTGAATTTGAATGTTTGCCCACGCTGCGCCAGCACCAGCATCAAAAATCATGTTGCCATCAGAAGCAAATTCGCTGCTGTTGTTGGCAAAGATTAGATCGTAAGTGTTTGCGCCAGCAGCCAAAACCATTCTGTAATGACATGCACCAAACAAGAACTTGTTGCCAATAATTTTTGTTCCGCCAGAGGAAATCTGACGAATATGCGTGCCAATGTTGTTGCTGTAATAGAACACATTGCCAATAATATTGCTGTCACCACTGTCTGGGTTCTGATCGTTTTGAATTGAGATGTGCGTTGAAGCTGCGTCTACGCCCGCAGTTTCAAAATAGCAATCCATTACACACCATGTTGCAGCACGAATAAAACGCAAGCCAATGTAGTGATTGATAAAATTGACGTTGCGAAATGTAGAAAGACCGTTTTCAAAACTGTCATCTGTCAACGTCAACAATGCGCCTGCTATTTGAGGCCCAACCGCCGTCAACGCAAGATTTTCAAAAATTACAGGCGAGTTAGTTGTGACCGTAATGCCACCGTTAGACGCTTGGGTTGTTCGCAGGTTTGACGAGTTGCCATCACCGGAAATAGCAAATTCATCGTTTAATGTGAGTGTGGTGTAGAGGTAGGTTCCAGCGGGAACATACAGTCTTTTTTTAGCGGTGGCCGCAGCGTTGATTGCAGCTTGAAGTGCTGCGGTGTCGTTTGCAACACCGTCACCAACTGCACCGTAATCAAGGACGTTGATCGGCGCTCCACTCACCATTGAGTATGTTGCTTTGGTTAAAGACATTTGAATCCTTAGACGGTGTAGGTGATGGAGCCGTACAAGATGTACCCATTACCAATGCTTGGGTCATTGGTATACGCTCTACCGGCAATAGACGTCGCGCTGGAGCCAATCAGGTATTGCCACATCGCACCAGTCACACCAGCCTCACGGCCACATCCTGGAGCAACTTCACCGCCATTGGTAAAAGGAATTCCGGTAATGCTTGAAAGTGCTACGGCTGTTCCGGAATTTGAGATGCTGATGGTAAAAGTCAATGTGACTTGTCGGCCAACTTTTGTGTATATGCCCGATGAGGTGTAAGTTGTGATTGCGCCCGATGTAGGCACTGGAACTGGAGACCAAGTACCTTCCTCATAATCGTTCAGCAACTCGCTTGTGCCTGTGCCTGGTGTGGCAGAAAAGTCGATGCCTTTGCCCGAGGTGCCGATGATTAGGTTGCCTGTGGACAGGGTTTGATTACCAGCAAACGATTGAGCAGCATCAGTCCGCGCCGCAGTAAAGTTGGCGTCAGGAACAGTCATAACACGGGTTGATGCGGCAGCAGGACCAGTAACTTGCAAAATACCAGTCGTTGCGTTGTCGCGGAGATTGCGGACAGTCAAATCATTAGTCGCAACTTTAACAGTTGTACCCGATTGAACAATTGGCAATACCTCTGTTCCCGCAAGTAGGGTTGTTGCTGCTGGGAGTGCTGAAATTTTGGTATCGGCCATGATTGTTCCTTAAACGTAGTTGACTTCAATTGACGAAGTAACTGGAGGTGCTTCTGAAAATGTTATTACAGCGCCAGCAACACTGTATGTGTTTTTCTGCTGGTATACGCCGTTGATGTACACGTTGGTGGAGTTTTCACCTGCGGGTGCGCTTGCCAGCGTGAACGCAACAGTGGAGCCGTTACCGGTAAAGTTTGCAATGATCGCCGTAGCGTTGAAACTGCTACCCACGTTGTCATATGTGGCAATAGTAACTTCGGCACTGGTCTTCAAAACAAACTTGTACAGTCGCAACTGGTTCCAAATTTCACCACCGGGCACGCGCCCAGCCGCATCTAGCACGATGGGGTTAGTGTGGGCAGTATTGCCGGACGAGGATGTGTACGTAGCCAGCGGTGTTGTTGTGCCAGCCTCGTAGGTGTAAATCTTGCCACCAGACAGCGGGTTTCCGTTGTTGTCAAAAAACTGCGCCCCGACGCCACCAAAAATTGAAAGAGACACAGCAGGCATGTTAAATCCTTAGATGCTGATTGCAGCTACTTTGTCTTGGAACGCTTTGATACGGGCTTGCAGTG